CCGAACCAAAAGAAGCAAGACAAAGGATACGTGCCGGAGCTTGTTACAATGCGTACTGAGTTTTCAACAGACAGAGAGCCAGTTGAATTTGATAGATTAATGCGAGCGTTTCCCAAAAAACCAGAGGTTGCTAGCTCAATAGAGATAGATCTAGGGCAGCAAGCAATGGATAGGCAATTGGCAGTGCAGAATGTGCTAGCAGATAAAGATTGGCACACAAATGTACTACGTTTGGTAGGTTCGTACGTTACAAAAGGTCTGTCAGATGAGGAAATACACAGTATTACGGATGGCTTTACGCTAGCAAGTTATACTGTTGAGGACACTAGGCAAGAAGTGCAAAGAGCAATCGATGGTGCGAGAAACAAAGGATGGACGCCAGAGCCTGATCCGATCAAGGAGCGCATAGAGGCGCAGAACGAGGCGCTGAGTGAGGTTAAGGCAAAAACATGGCCTACGCCTTACAGTATGTTTAATGCTCTTACGCTGCCTCGTAGGGAGTGGGTGTATGGGTACGATTATATCAAGAAGTATATTAGCGTGACTGCTTCGGCAGGTGGTATTGGTAAGACGTCTCTGACTGTTGTGGAAGCCCTAGCAATCGCAACAGGCAAGGATCTGCTAGATGTACCAGTTAGGCAGCAAACAAATGTTTGGGTGATTAATCTGGAAGATCCTAGAACAGAGCTAGAAATGCGAACAATCGCAGCAATGCAGCATTACAATATCAAGGCAGAGGACGTGCAAGGTAAGCTGTTTATGGATGGTGAAGATGACATACAGATTACCCTCGCGGCAGAAGGGCGAGATGGGCTAATTACAAATGACGATCTACTACAGCTGATGACCGATAAAATAAAACAAAACAGCATAGGTGTTGTTATTATAGATCCTTTTGTGTCAGCCCATCTTGTTAATGAGAATAACAATGGAAGCATCCAGGCAGTCGTTGCAATGCTCAGAAAGCTAGCGAGAGATACCGATAGTAGCATACAGCTCGTGCATCACATCAGAAAAACAAATGGAGATGATGCAACGATTGATAGCGTTAGAGGCGCAGGTAGCCTGATTGGAGCAGCCAGAGCTGCAAGGGTAATTAATCGGGTTAGTATGGACGATGCAATGGCGCTCGGTGTGGATGAGCACGAAAGCCTTGGTATATTTAGAGTTGATGACGGCAAGGCAAACCTAGCTCCCCCGGCAGACAAGTGTATATACAGACGTATGCACAGCGTGGAGATTGCAAATGGTGAGCATATCGGTGTTGCTACAAGCTTTACGCTGCCAGATCTGTTTGATGGCGTTACGACAAGGGATGCTCTGGAAGTGCAGAGGCAGGTTGCCGAGGCAGAAAAGAACGACAATCCTTATCGGATGAGCGTACAGGCAAAGAACTGGATTGGCCTGGCTGTTTGCAAGCAGCTCAATCTGGATGTTGAGAAGAAGAATGAGAAGACCAAGGCGAAAAAGATTGTTGAGCAGTGGATCAGTACGAAGGTGCTGAAGCAAGTCGAAGTACCTGACAAAAGACAAGGAAGAGACGTGCAAGGAGTTGTGGTTGGGGAGTGGATTTCGGCAGAGTAATAATATTTCCTCACTTCAAATTTCAAGGTGAGGAAGAGGTGAGGAAGTGAGGAAAAAAACCCAAAAAAAACTTCCTCCTCACCTCTCCTATGGTTAATAGGAGGTGAGGAGGTAAGGTGAGGAAAGGGTTTCAAGGTGAGGAAAAGGTGAGGAAGGAAATTGGCGATGAAGAATGTTCGGAAGAAAAAATCAGATAGATTGATCGCAGGGTATCACAGCAAAGATGCCATTCGATGTGACTACGCGGTTGCCCCGGTGGATAGGCTGACGATAGAGATGGATCAGAAGTGGGGGATAGATGTTCTGGTTGAGTTGGTTAGTGTTGAGACGGCTTCAAAGTATGGATCTGCAAGAGGCAAGCTGAATGATGCGATTGTGGCAAATGATCCAGACGAGTGTGAATTAAGGGCTGGAGTTGTGATAAGGGGCTTGAGGGCTATGGATGCAGAGGCAGAGCGTATGGGCGCTCAGAGGGCGTCTGAGGACTTGTGGGAGATAGAAGTAGATGATGTGGTGTATGGCGTTATGAAAGACGCGAGGTCATGGCGAACGATAAAAGAGAAGCGGCCTGAGTTGGAGCTGTTGACATTGCGAGAAGTTGCGTTAGCATATAGGCATTGGTCGCAACACAACGCCGCTGAGTTTGAAAAGGCTGTAAAGAAAAGTTTTGAAGGCGCAGAGGTTGTAGATATTAGATCTAAAGGTGTTGATGATCCAATACCGTTTTGATATTTTAAAACATTGGGCACTGCTTGTTCCCAATGGCCTCAACTAGCCCGGCTCTGTCCAGGCATCAGGTGTGCTTGGATTGCTGTGCCACTTGTAATTAAACCTATCAGCCCAGTCTGTTTTTCGTATGAACATTTGTTATAACTCTTGACATTTAGTGACAAAGATGCACGATATGTCAAATATAGTCGAGGGGTTTTATAGATGAAATTAGAAGAATATCGGAAAAACGCAAAGATGACATTGAAGCAGCTTGCAGAAAAAGTAGGTGCTCCACATGCTACCGTTGTACGGCGTTGGTGTTTGCCTATCGACCACAAGGATTACAAGATACCATCTGCTAAGTATATGAATTTAATACAAGATGCGACGATGGGGCAAGTTACGCCCAATGATTTTTACAGATGAATTTACTACGTCATGTTGATTTATGTTCGGGTATCGGAGGTTTTGCTTTGTGATTCGGTTTTGCCTACGTTGACTAAGACCGACGCTATCCACAGAAAATTTTATAGAAGTTTCTCAAGAGTTCACTATGTCGGACCCTATGCAACGCGTAGCACTCGCTGACAAGCTCGAGAAATGGCTAGAACGTAGTTTAGAGGGGTAAGGGTTAGGAAAAAAGAAAAGCGCCTTCTGTGGCGCTTCTCTGTGTCTCTGATAAGTTAGCTATTTTCGTGATGAAATGTAACTTTCAACTCCAGAATATGACATAAGATCAAGTTCGTCGTTTACTCGTATCCAATTTCCAACCATTGAAACCTTGTATCCATTACGCTCAAGAGTTTCTTTAGCCCATCTTTGAAAGCTATTCATTGAAAAATACATTTATTTTACTCCTCTTTAAATTCTAGGGCAACTTCAGCCGCCATTTTACATAGCTCAACCTCTTTCTTTGCTCCTATGGTGCTATGAATTGCCATGCGAAAATTAATGCAAAGATTAAAACGCATATGGCAACGTCGCTAAGTTTGATGTTCTTGATGATTGTTATGAGTTCTGAGATTGTCATTATGCTGCTTCCATATCATCTTGTAATTCTAAAAGCGCATCTTGAGACGCTACCAACAAAGTAGCAAAAGCAATTCTACAAGCGATAGATCCGAATGTGTCTCCGTCTTGTGCAATGCCTCCACAATCCTCTAGGTATTCTTCACCCCTATGAGTAGGATGTTTAGCACAGAATTGTATTGCTTTGTAATAGTAAATACTGATTTCGTGACCGTCACAGATCTCGTGTATTCTGTCGTAAGCTTCATCAAAGCAACATGTTTCTTCGTAAGCTTCTTTTGCAATGGACATCGCTTCTTTGTATAAATTCATTTTGTATACCTCTTTTTTTGTTATGCCTTCATAATACATAATTGACATATCGTGTCAACACTAAATATTTATTGTGTTAGGTGGCGTTATGATCTATATATTAAATATACAAAGTTTCTTGCCTGTTAACTTTGTATGCCTCAATAACTAGCCCCTCTTTATGGGGGGCACTTTTTGAAGGGATCGAGATTGAGTAGACGAGCAGTAAATACTGTAATCATGGAGAAAATCGTTGACCGTCTGGCATCAGGCGAGACGCTTGTTGACATCACAAAGGACAAGGCAATGCCAAGCTACCGGGCGGTTACCAGGGCAGTTGCAGCTGACGAAGATTTATGGGCGCTTTATCGCAAAGGGCGTATTCTCCAAGCTGAGTTTTACGCGGATAAAATCAATGGGCTTGCAATGGAACCATTGCCAGAAGGCGATGTTAGGTTTCTCAATGCTGAGGTAAACAGACGGCGTCTTGAGATTGACACACTGAAATGGACTACGGCTCGCAATCAGCCATTCGGAATACGTGACAAGAAAGAGGATCAACCGCAAGCTCAGACATTCACTATTTCATGGAGTGGAGGGGATACCGCTGTTAATGCACATGAGGATGAAGAGGTATTGCATTGAACGCACTAGCCAACATCCTGAGCGGCCGAGCTACGCGCGTGAGTGACAAAACGTTTTCGTATAATAGGGATTATGTTAACAAAACGCCATATTTGCTGTAGTTTGCCGTATTTTTGGCGATACAGACCCCCCACCCTCCCAGAATCACCGCGCCAGTTCTTACTACATAATATACCTGCGGAGCAGTTACCGTGCCACACACACTGACCCCAGACCAACAAGAAATGCTAGGTCATCTCTCAGCGCTGCGGAGAAGCGTTGTAGAGGGCGAAAGCCATCGGGAGCAGTTTGAGGCTGCGGTATTGCTTATTGATCTGTACGAGGCTATCTTAGAAGTTAATGGCATATTGATATATGAAGATCAGGAGAGGATTGTTCGGCAGTGACGCATATAGAGATACCGTATCAGCCGCGTCCGTTGCAGATGGAGCTGCACAATGAGATGCAAGAGAAGCGGTGGGGTGTTGTTGTATGTCATCGAAGGTTTGGCAAGACTGTCTGGGCGATTAATCATATATTGAGGCACTCTCTTCTTAGCAACAAGAGTAATCCGAGGTATGCGTATATGGCTCCGACGTATAGGCAAGCTAAGAATGTAGCTTGGGATTATCTGAAGCATTTTGCTGGTAAAATACCGAATGTAAAGTTTCACGAGACTGAATTGCGTTGTGATTTACCTACAGGAGCTCGGATTAGTTTGCTCGGCGCTGAAAACCCGGACAGCCTACGCGGTATATATCTTGACGGCTGCGTAATGGACGAAGTTGCCGACATGCCAGAGAGTGTGTTTCCAGAAGTATTGAGGCCGGCATTATCTGACAGGAAGGGATTTTGTATATTTGTGGGAACACCGAAGGGGCATAATGCTTTCTTTGATTTTTATGAACAGGCTGCATCGAGTGATGATTGGTTGTCTGCGGTGTACAAGGCGAGTGAGACAGGGATATTGGATGAGGAAGAGTTAGAGGCTGCTCGTGCTATGATGTCTGTGGATCAGTATGCTCAGGAGTTTGAGTGTAGTTGGAACGCGAATGTGCCTGGTGCTATTTATGGCAAGGAATTGGAAGAAGCTACGATAGGGGGTCGTATAACGAATGTGCCGTATGATCCTAGTCACAAGGTAGATACCTGGTGGGATTTAGGTGTTGGGGATAGTACGGCGATTTGGTTTACCCAGAATGTAGGTCGTGCTGTTCATGTGATAGATTATTATGAGAATAGGAATGAGGGGTTGCCGCATTATTGCCAGCTACTTAATTCTAAGCAGTATTTATATGGAACGCATAATGCACCGCATGATATAGAGGTGCGTGAGTTGGGAAGTGGTAAGAGTAGGCGAGAGGTTGCGTGGGATCTGGGTTTGAATTTTAGGGTTGTTCCTAAGCTTCCTGTTGAGGACGGGATACATGCGGCTCAAATGTTGATACCGAGGCTTTGGTTTGATCGTGATAAGTGTAAGCAAGGGTTGGAGTGTTTGCGGCAGTATCATAGGTCGTATAACGACAGAACGCGGACGTATCGAGCTACCCCGGTGCATGATTGGTCCAGTCACTCAGCCGATGCGTTTCGATACCTTGCGGTGGGTTTAAGAGAGAGTGGGCCGAGTCATAAAGCCCCACAAGTACAAGCGGTGATGGATTATGACCCATTTGCAGCTTAATACGAAAGAATATTGCGTAGCGCAGATTTCGGACGTGCCAGAGGTGGTTGAGTTGTGTGCTAGGTTTCATAAAGAGAGTTGGCAGGTGTTTGCAGACTTTGATTATGATAAAATGACGAGTTGGATTGTTGAGAGGGTACGGAATGCGGATGATCAAATCTTCTTGGCAAAAAAGCACGGAAAGGTCATAGGTGTGTTAATTGGGATGATTTTTTCGTTTCCGTATAGTAACACACTAGTCGGGGGCGATTATATCTGGTATGTTGTACCTCAAGAGCGCGGTGGAATAGCTGGTGTAAGGCTTATGAAGATGTTTGAAGCGTGGGCTAAAGAGAATGGTGCAGTTCGTATTATGACAGGTGCAACGTCTGGTATTGCGGCGAATAGGGCTGCTAGGTTAATGATGCGTTTAGGCTTTGAGCCTATGGGTTCGTTTATGCAGAAGGAGATATAGTATGGGTGGTTTATGTAGAACAGATCCAAGGCCAGCGGCAAAGCCTCCTGGTGCGCCAGATAAATCTCCGATTGAAAAGATCAAAGATGATTTTCTTATGGATACTGGTCTAAAACAAAAAGATGCGGATTATTATTCTCGATTGCCAGAGCGTCAAGCAGCGTCTCAAGCAGCATTACAGGCAATGAGCGAACGACGTGCTGATAAAAATGATGAAAAACAAGCACAAGCTGCCGCAGAAGAGCCTGTGACAGAAGAGCCTGTAGAAGAAACGGTTGTAGAGGACACCACTCCAGAAGTTCCTGAGCCTCCAGTAGATTTTACTGAAGTTGTAGAGCCAGAAGATACAGGTGCGGATACAACGTATGAAGGTGGAGAAGTAGAAGTTGGCGATGTTGTGGACAATCGCGTTGTAACGAGCAAGACAGAGGCTGAGGCTATTGAAAGCACTGGTAAAGGAAGAAAATCCACGATTGCAACAAGCCCTAAAGGTTTGCTTGGCACAGGAGAACCTGGAACGGTTAGGAGAAGAAGATCTCTAATGGGTGGCGGTTTAATCAGATGATTATGTATCGTAGAAACATTGCTGGGGAAATGGGTGCGAAGTCGGCGCAACCTGCGAAGCGGCGTGCGGATATGACCGTTGATCCTTTAGAGCGTCTTAATCAAAAGATGGCTGGTAGAACGCAAGGTGGTTCTACAGAAGGGTTGGCAACGACTAACAAGAAGAAAAAACGCTCTTTAATGAATAATTATGGAATGATGTAATGGTACAAATTTCACCGTTGATAGCGCAACTAGATAGACGTTTTAAGTCTTTGCAAAGCACACGTTCTAATTGGGAGCGTCATTGGCAAGAGTTAGCGGATTATATGCTGCCGAGAAAAGCAGACATAACCAAGAAAAGAACGCAAGGTGATAAACGTACAGAGTTGATCTATGACGGCACAGCAATTCATGCTGTAGAGCTTTTATCGTCTAGCTTGCATGGTATGCTTACATCTCCCAGCACCCCTTGGTTTTCTATGCGGTATCGAGATCCATCACTGCAAAATGACGATATGGCAAATGAGTGGTTGGAATTGTGCTTGGATCAAATGTATCAGGCGTTTCACAGATCTAACTTTCAGCAAGAGATACATGAGCTTTATTACGATCTTGTAGTATTTGGCACTGCTGCTTTCTATGTGGAAGGTGACAAAGAGGGTTTACGGTTTTCGTGTCGGCACATTGCAGAGATAACGATTGCTGAGGATGCGAATGGTCAAGTAGATACAATCTATAGAAAGTTTAAGATCTCTGCTCGTGCGGCAGCGCAGCGTTTTGGTGAGGACACATTGCCGGCACAAATGGCAAAGGATGTAAAGAACGAGCCGCACAAGGAACATGAGATTGTCCATGCGATATATCCGCGTGGGGAAGCAAAAGGACGTAAAGCGCAGAATAAACCAATAGCGTCTGTTTATTATCATGCTGACACAAGACAGTTATTATCTGAAGGTGGCTTTGATGATTTTCCGTTTATGGTTCCGCGTTTCGTAAAAGATAGCGTAAGTACGTATGGCAGAAGCCCAGCAATGAACGCACTGCCAGATGTAAAGATGCTAAACAAAATGTCAGAAATAACAATCAGGGCAAGTCAGAAACAAGTTGACCCACCTCTGATGGTTCCAGATGACGGATTTATGTTGCCTGTACGTACAACACCGGGGGCGTTGAATTTTTACAGAACAGGTACAAGAGATAGGTTAGAGCCTTTAAATATTGGAGCAAACAATCCTCTCGGTTTAAACATGGAAGAGCAAAGACGTAATGCAATACGTCAGGCTTTCTATGTGGATCAGTTGTTGATGTCGCAAGGGCCAGCGATGACAGCGACTGAAGTGTTGCAGCGAAACGAGGAAAAGATGCGGCTATTAGGACCAGTTCTCGGTAGGCTCCAATCCGAATTGCTCCAGCCCCTTATCTCCAGATCTTTTGCGCTGCTGCTCAGGAACGGACTCCTCCCAGCCGCGCCTGAGCAACTACAAGGCCAAGACATTGATATTGAGTATGTCTCACCGCTTGCCAAGGCGCAAAGGCTTACAGATTTACAGTCAATGTTGCGTGGCTTTGAGGTAATGATGCAGGTGGCAGAGATTGCGCCTGTCATGGATTATCTCGATGATGACAAGCTTGTGCAGTATCTTGTAGAGGTTACAGGTATTCCGGCACGAGTTATTAGAAGCAATGAAGAGGTACGGCGCTTGCGTGAAGAAAAAGCAGAGCAAGAAGCGGCGCAGCAAGCAATGCAGCAACAGATGATGCAAGCTGAGACAGCGCAGAAAGTAGCGCCACTGATTAAAGCAGCAGGGGCTGTTGAGTAATGAAACAAATAGAAGAGTTAAAATTGAGTTATCGACGCACGTTCAACACAGAGGACGGCGAAAGAGTGTTGAGTGATCTCAAGTCTAGATTTGGATTTGAGGCAACCACGTTTACTGGCGATCCTTATCAATCTGCATTTAACGAAGGGCAACGAGCGGCACTGCTGCTGATCGTCAGGATGTTGTCCGAAGGGAAGGAACCACAATGAGCGAAGAGGCAATCCAAGATACTGGATCTCAAGAAGCTGCACCAGAAGCTGTTGTAGCACAGGCTGCACCAGAAACCGCACCAGTTGGCTTTTTAGAAAGCTTGCCAGAGGAGCTACGTAATGAACCATCACTACGTAACTTTACTGACCCTGGTGCATTAGCGAAAAGCTATGTACATGCACAGCGCATGATTGGAGCCGACAAGGTAGCCATACCTGGTAAATCTGCAACGCCAGAGGAATGGCGTGAGGTGTTTACAAAACTTGGCGCACCACAAGAAGCAAATGCCTATGAGTTTCCAGAAAGCGAAGTTTCCGTAAGTGATAATCTTGTTGGAAACTTTCGTCAACGTGCATTGACTGCTGGTCTTACAAATGCACAAGCAAATGAAATGATGGGTTTTGTCAGAGATACAATTAGTGGCTTGGAAAATGATATGACTGAGACCACAGAGAAAGCTTTGTACGAAGGTGAGCAAGAATTACGTCA